GACGTGTAGCTAAGAACTCCAGTGCGGAGAGACAGACGGGTGTGCCCACTAACCGTCCTCAAGCAATTCGTCAAGGTAACCAGTGTGTTCCTTTAGGAGATGTACCATGAGCAACATTGTGCCAAGCGCAGCTTTTACCAAACTAGGTAAGTACGCTCGCCGACGCGTTCCCGTTTTAATCTTGTTGACAGAGGTTCCTCTCAGTCAGCTTCCAAACATGGAGGTGTTCCCGAGTCTCGAAGGTGACTTTGACACTTATTACAAAACACTGCAACGCGTTATCTGCTCTGCGGTGACCGCGGGGTATTCTACCGCTTTAGTGACCGACCACGTCGTTCTCGAAAAACTATTGCAAGCCCGCGGCCATGTTGGTTTTGCTACCTACCTCATCGAAGCTGTCCCTGCGGACGCCGCTTATGTTGAGAATCGTTCCCCTTCAATGAGCATGATTCGTAACGGGATCGATAACGTGCTTGGAAACGACGAATATCTTCTCATTCCCGAGCTTTACGAGGCTGTCGTGGCTAACACCTCCGTTGTGCCCGATTCTGACGCAGTAACTAGCTCTCTTGACACGTTGGTTGCTTCGAAAGACGCCGACGAGGACCCTAGCTCTGAAGAGTCCTTTGCTCAGAAAGATGGTTTTAAGATCATCGGAGACTGATCATGAGCGATTACCCTTGGTCTACACCAGCTCATTTCCGATCTTTCCCTATTGAGCAGAAGAGTCCACCAAGCTCAGTCTTCAAGGGTCTGCTTCGCGCATCTGAGGGTCACTTGACTCTTCTCGAGCGCAACGCTTCCTTAGCAAAGAGAGTGTTCACCGGCCAAATGCACCAACCTTCTGAGGTTCTTCCAGGTGTCTTTACTTCTGATCCTAGGTACCTACGTGCCATGGAATCCATGGCGAAGGTTTTGAGTGGAAAGGAGTGGCAACCCACCGTGGATGATTCTGGCTATTCATTGAATTATCTTACAGGAGGTGAAGACAAACTCCTCGCCGTTTCCGTCTATCGGAAACTGCCGATGGGTGTTGGGATTGAAGATAACTCCTTCATCCGATCAGAGTTGCCTGTCAGCGAACCGGGAGACTTGGAGCGAGCCGTGGGAGATGTGGTGTCAGAGCTATTCTGGTCCACTAGGACGAAAGGTGGCGTGTCCTTCAAGAAAGAGGCTACAACTGGGATTCCTCTTTTCGAAAAGGGGGCCGCTCCTAAGTTTGAAGCTCTGAAACGTTGTCATCTCGTCATGTCTTCGTTGAAGTTGGAAGCAGTAACACCATCTAACCTTCTGCGTAACGGAATCATCTTAGTCTATCTGATTCTTCAACGCATTCAACCGGACAAGGCCTCAAAGAAGCGGTATTCCTACACTGGTCTCGGAATGGTGGAGGTCGATCCATCGACTCCTTATGAGGGGCATCATGGGATGCGTGTCCGCACCGTTTACGCGGCGTCTGGAACCTACTCCTATTTCTTAACCACGCTCTTCGCGCCATTTCGCAACTCCTATCTTCGCAAGTATGGCTTCACATACAAGCACAGAACGGTTGCAGAACAGGAGCGAAAACTTAACGGTTTCGAGCACTGGGTGGGGGTCGATGTCACGCAATTTGATCAATCAGTTCCTAAAGGTATGTTAGAGATTTTTGTTGATGGTCTCAAGTATACCGGATATGAGCGAAAGGTGATTGAGTTGGTTCGCTTAACTTTGGGTGCTCCCTCCATCTCCGCCTGCCCTTATCACGTGTCTTCTCCTAGCGAGTGGGGCGCGCCTGGTGATCCCTATGATGGTTCCACCTATGATATGACTAGAGGTTTACCTTCTGGTCATCCCCTCAACCCTGACATCGGCAAGTTCTGTATGACCGTTGAGTCTATCTGTCGCTATCTTCGCGCCAGCGGACAAGCAGACAAGTACGGCGATCGCGGCGTCTTAGCTTCTCTGGTGAAGACCATTCTACTTGGTCAGCACAAGGAGTTTGGTTTCCTCAACTCAGCGGATGACAATCTATGGCTTAGTAGCGACAGCGTTCTCCTTAAAAAGATGGTTGATCAAAAAGGGGTTTTTGCCTTAGATCTCGAGTCTGTACCCGTGTTTTTGGGTACTGTATTCGGGCGAGAGGGCGGTTATGCGAAGGGTTTGCCTAATGTTATGTCATCTCTGGTGAATTGGTACGTTCCTGAACAGTCATTGTCTAGGCGTCCGTATCACCAAACGGCTTGGCGCGAAAGGGGCGCTTTCCATGGGAGGCATTTTATGGCACCTGAACTCAAGAAGATTGCCGATGCGGCTATTTTCGCGGAATTTAGCGCCTATCCCGATTCTATGATCGCCGCTAGACCTGAACCGGCTCTGCCGTTCAGCATTGTCACTGAAGTGGATCGCATGTTCTTTAACGATCCCACTACCATCCACTACCGTATTTCGGCGGAGGATGTCAGTCCTGAACTTTTGGCCTCCGTTTCAGCCACCTTACCAGAAGACGTAGTCGATGGTTTGTGTAGGGCTTACGGTTCTTTCATTTATGAGGAATCATAATGGCAATTCTCAATACAAGACACGTCTTTCGACCTCGACACGTCGATTTGCTCGCCCTGCACCGTTTCTATGGGAGTGGTGCTGTCGTTAAACGTGAGACGTTCACCCTCGGTGATCTTAGTTTGCGCCCTGGACTGGCCGTTGTGTTCGGTCCTACCGGTTCGGGTAAGACTGAATTAGTCAACGAGATGATGCGACGCATCGAACCGGGCATTCTGACTGATCAAGCCGTACTAGATGAGTCCACTGAAGAAGGCAATAGTTTCACCTCCTTGGCCGAAATTGGTGTGGTCCTTCTCGACTTGCATGTTCCCGATCGCCTCGCGCGGTTAGAGGCTGGCGTCCGTGCGGCGATCGATGGATCACCTGACGCTGAGGAGGTCGAGGATCGAGTGGCTGCGGCTTACGATGCGGCTATCGAACCCTTTGCTGACCACACCGCACGTCCAGCAATCATGCACGCTACCATCTTCTCGGCTCGAGAGATCCTT